CTCCAGGTCGTCCGGTTCACCCTCTCGAACTCTGCCTTGATACTCCTCAATCATATTCGAGAAATAAGTTTCGAGATCCTCGATTTCGCTTTTGAAATATTCGATTTCCTCCGGATCCGTTTCGACTTTCAAATCTTCTCTCATATCCTGGAGACGGTCATAATCGTCGAGAATGTCGTCTATATCTAACCAATCATTGAGAGCGTATGTCAAAAAATTGTATTCCGGAAACATACCGAACCAACAACGTTCAAACCAACGATCCGCGAAATCTCTTTCGTCTGATCCGTTCGAATACGTTCCTCCGACAAGATCACCGATGAAATTCTCGAGCAATTCTGAGACCGTCAAACCGTGTCTCTCTGCCTTGTTGGAAATTCGTTCAACGTCCGCGTCGGATAATTTGAGAGTGATTGTTCTCTCTTTAATCGTCTGAATCTCTTTTTCTTGCTCCGTCATTTCCTCGCCTCCTATCATGTCAAATCGTCAACCGTACATTCGAGAGCCTCTGTCAGTTTCTTCATCGTTGAGATTTTGATATCACGACCGTTTAGGATCCTGGAGACCGTCGCAACGTTGACGCCCATTTTGTCCGCGAGACTTGAATTTGTCTCGAGACGATTTTTCATCATATCGTTGAGTTTCTCGATGTCAATTTTCATTCGCTTGATACCTCCTTGTTAATTCAATTCTAACGTCATTATAACGTCATTGTTATTCAATGTCAATAGTTTTTCACAAAATTATTTTCGAGAGGCGGTGTGACAAGTGTGACGAGCGTGACATTCATTTCTATTGAGGCTAAAAAAATAAATAAATAAATATTAAATATTTACTTTTTGACTACTCCATAGAATTACTTGTCACAACTCGTCACACTAAAACCCGGAAACCCTTATAAATAAAGGCGTTGAGAGGTGTGACGAGTGAAAAATCATTCTCGGATTTTTAAAATGAAAACGTGAAATTTTTGTGTTGTTTTTTGTGCTAAATGAAAAAAAAGTGGGGCGAACTTTAGTCGCCCCTTGTCACCTATTATTTGTGAAAATTATAAATCGAGCCACCTCGATTTCGTGTGATCACGGTTTAATACCTCGCCCGAGCATGGATTCTCATATTCGTTCCGGTCGCGTCCTCGAATAGGTCAATCCCTTGAATGTAATAGGTGTTACCCTTGTACTCGATTTCGTTGTATGTCGTTATTTCGAACGACTTCGGCTTGAATATTGTAAAATATACGTTATTCCAGGCGAAATCCGCTCCACAATTAAAACCCTCCTGGACGCTCATGCTCCTAACATGCGCCCACACCGTCGCGACCTCGACTGTCTGTTCCGTCCATTCGTCGATCGCCGTGATTGTGATTCTCTTATCTTTCAATGACTTTGGCATTTCTCTCTCACCTCCTCGGGAACCATGATGTTGTCAAGTGATCTGTAATAATAGCGAGAGACGGTCGCCGGTGATAGATTGAGCATTTTCGCGATCTCACAACATGATCGACCGTTGACACACTTCTCAAAAAAGATTGTCCGGATCCTCGGATTCTTTATCGCCTCGATTGCCTCGATCACTTGCTCTTGTCTCTCTTTATATACCGAACGCCGGATCAACATCGTGTGAGAAACGTGTCCGTTTTCCTGGAGCCGTTTTTCATATCGCTTTTCATAGTCGATCGCGTCCTGGTACATATTCAAAAAAATTGTTTCCGGTCTCGTCGGTTTCCTCATTGTTTCGCCTCCTATAAATTCATAAATTCGGAATAATGCTCCGAGAGTCCGACATAAGCGTCGAGCAACGACGCGGTTCCGTCGATCCTCTGTTTCGCTGATCGATTCTTGATCGGGACAATATTTCCGTTTCGGTCGGTCTGAATTGCCGTGTTGCTGAGACACCATTTCAGAACCGGATTGTTGTTGTAAATAACTCTTTTCGCCTGGAGATCCGCTCCGAGTGTTTGCATAGGCAACGAGAGAGTTTTCGCGCCCTGAATACAACGCTCCATTCGGAACCCATGAGACGTCATTTCCTCCACCCAATAACGAGCGGAATAAGAATCGTAATAGATCCACGCCGGAGTGATTCCGTGTTCGCGTACTACCTCCAGGAACCACGCGGTCACGTCTGAATAATTGATCGTATTTCCTGAGCAATAGCGAACGAGTCCTCTTTCGTGCCATATATCGTAAGGAACGCGATCGGTTTTGACTCGCTCCTCGACGTTGTCCTCCGGGATCCAATACATTTGATTGACGATGTATTTCTCCAGGCGGTGATCATACATGAGAATCGTTGCACATGTGAGGTCGGTCGTTTGTGAGAGGTCTGCTCCGCCGATACAATATGAACCGCGATAGTCTGCGAGATTGTATTGAGTTTCGTTCAAGATCTCGTCGAACGTTAACCAGGAGGAAACGTGAGTCCCTCGAATGTTGAAATCCTTTGTCAGGAGTCCGGCGCGCTCTTTTGAGTTTTGCTTTGCTCTCTCAACCTTTGCGATCAGGTCGTCAACCTTTTTGATAGTTCCGAGACCTGGATTCGCTTTGATCCACATTTTCGGATCTTTCCACTCTTTCGCCTCGTCCAATTCGTACACAATCGGGAGAAATCTCGGATCCTCCGACGTGCCGTTGAGAATGTTTTCAGCGTGTTCGTATATATCATCGAAAATACACTCTCGGACGGTTCCGGCGGTCGTGATCATGATCATGAGAGGTTGACGTCGTGCGCTCTGACTCTGTTTCATAACCTCGTACAAATTACGATCCTTTACACCGTGTAACTCGTCCATGATTACGCCGTGAGCGTTTAAGCCGTCGAGCGTGTCTGAGTTCTTTCCGAGTGCTTGCAATTTAGAAAATGTTTTCTCGAAATATATGTCAGACTTTCTCTTTTTCAAAACTTTCGCAAGTTCCGGAGATTGCTTGATCATGTTCTGAACTTCATCGAAAATCAATTTCGCCTGATCTTTTTTTGTTGCTACCGTGTAGAGTTCCGCTCCGGGTTCCTGGTCCGATACGAGCAAATATAAAGCGATACCGGCGAGCATGGTTGACTTTCCATTCTTTCGAGCAACCATGAAAAACGCCTCTGTATATTTTCGGAGTCCGGTTTCTTTATGGACGAACCCGAACAACGCTGAGATAAAAGCCTTTTGAAATAACTCGAGTTTGACCGGACGTCCGCTCCATTCGCCTTTCGAGTGCTTGCAAAACTTCTCAATGAATCGGATCGGTTTTGTTGCTCGCTTGACATCGAAAACCCACGGATCAACCGGATTCTCAATCTCCTCGACTAATCTCTTATAAATCTTTTTAACCTTTTTCGAGACCAGGATCCGTCCGGACTCAATCTCGTTCCAATACTCGAGAATATAATTCTCATTCGCCGTCGATGAAATCATATAGTTCGGAACCCTCCTCCCCGGTCTCCGGATCGCTCTCGGATCTCGGTATCAATGAACACAATTGTTTGTGTAAATTTCCATACTTGCCGACCATAGACAAATATGTCTTACACGCCGGAGATTCTCGATACATTTCTTGAGATCCTTGCTTGAATAACTCGACCGCGCCTTTTTCCTTAATCTCTTTTTTTAACTCGCTGAGAGTTTTTTTCATGAAATTGAGTTCGGTGATCAGAGATTTCGCGATCGGTTTCTTTTCGTCCGGAATCTTTTTCAATATGTCGTTTAAATTCTTGTAAGTGTCGCTCATGTCTTTTCACCTCGATTCTAAAATTCTAAAAATACACCGTTTATTTGCTACCCGAACCCCCCTCCCATTTTTGAAAATCTCATGGAGAGGAAAAGAAAAGTCCCCATACCGTTTCCCATTTTTCCGAAATATCGTGAGACCTGGGGGGCGTCTAATATTCATAAATGCTTGTTTTATAACGAAAATCGCCTCATATCGGCGTTTTATTCGATAACCCGATGAAATACTCACCTTGACCGAAAAAACGTCTCTACGAGGCGAAAAACGTTGTTATTTGAGAGGAGTGACAGTCAATTCGAATATACTGAGAACGACTCGACGATCCTGATTGAATAAGAACACTTGAGAGAGAGTGATCAACTCATTGTCATGAGTCAATAAAGATCAGGATCACTTGATTGTATTGTCACGCGTGCTTGACTGTGAATCATGCGTCTCATCAGACGTCGAGTCGTTCGCGCTATACTCGAACAATGTCACCGTTCTCGTCGAACCTCAATCCCTGAGCCGTTGCCGGTGTGACTGAGTGTTCTTTGTTGTGACAGTCCTGACACAATGCCTCGAGATTATCCCAGGACAATGTGATCTGAGGATCACAAATGTTTGACGGTGTGATGTAGATCTTGTGATGTACTATTCGCGCCGGTAATCCGCAACGCTCACAAATATAATTCTTGCTCGTCATGAACGCGCGTTGTGTGCGTTTCCACGCCGGCGAATTATAGAATTGTATTTGTTTATCAAAAGCCATTTATCACACCGCCTTACAATTTTGTTAGTTTGAATCATTCGCGATACTCTTGAGAGTTTTCAAGAGATTGTCGATCACGACCTGGAGTCTCGCTGAGTCTGTGCCGTCCGGATTGTACCATAACGCGAGAATGAATTTCGCGACGGTCTTGATCAACGGAATTGTCTCGACGAGTTCCTCCGGATCCTTAAGTCCGGTGCATGTCGTAATATATCCCGGGATCGCTACGAGCAACCCCGAAATAATTACGTCATTATCCTCACCGTCAACCCTCAGAGCGTCGCGAGCCTCTTCGATTGTTAGAATCATACCGCGACCGCCTTTCGTCTCATATTTGCGTTATTTACGCGTTAGCCTTGTAACACTTAACAAACGCCTCAGAAACGATCACCTGAGTGTCAGCGATAGCCATAGCACGATAGTCAACACGACCGGCCTTGAAACTTGACTGAGTAGAAACGTCGATCGCGATTCCGTCAACCAGGTTTACACCGAGATAATTGAAATCACCGAAAAGGATTTCGCCGTCTGCCAGGTTATCATCGACAACAACCTCAAATCCGAGGATCTTTCCGACTGTGTCGCCCTGAGCGTCCTGAACGAAAATAGGTCTCTTGTTACCGTCAACAAGTCCGTAAATCTGCTTGTATAATGTCGCGTTATTCATCGCGAAACGAGCATTTGCGGAATAGCCTTTCTTTAACAATGCGATTGTGTTCACAATGTCATTGTAAGTAACCTTGTCAGCGTATTCGATCGCATTTACTTCAGGAGTCCAAACGATAGAGATTCCGTCGTTGACACCGGCTCCGTATAAGTTAGAACCGCCGGAAACGGATCCGTTAACCGCGCAATCTGCGAGTCCCTCCATAATGCAATTTGTCAATTCCTCTGTCAGATAAGATTCGAACGCGGAAACGCTCATTTTCTTAACGCTTGCGCTGATAGAGAGAACCTTGATCATTTCGTGAGATCCGAAAGATACATAAGCGACATTTGCCTTTTCAGAGTCAACCGGTGCGCCCTCAGTAGGATTCCAAGACGCTTTACCGCCAGGAGTAGCAACCGGAAGAGACATTTTTGCCGGAACGGCGAACATTCTCGCAACGCTCATGATTCCGCCGATCTTGCGAGCCTTGACAACGATCTCGTTCATTGTCTGAGTAGGAATAACCGCAACTGTGTCAGCGATGTTGGAATAAGCGTCGGAACGTGTCTCAACAACGGCGTCAAATGCTCTCTGCTCTGCCTGATTGAGTTTCTTTCCGAGTAATGTCTTGAAAAATGCGGATCTGTATTCCTTAGTAGACGCGAGATCCTCAACCTCCTCAACATTTGCTCCGATCTGAGAAGATCCGAGGAAATTGAAACCTCTGAACTCTACGCCGGAACCGCTCTGAGATCTTAACTCTCTCATAGCCTGGTTCATGCCCTCAGCCTCGATATTTAACGCGTTAACGTCCGCGTTTGCGTCAGTATTGATCAAATTCTGAATCTCAGACGCTCTCTGTTCAATCTGTTCGATTGTCTGTGTCTTGTAAAAATTATAAGCCTCTGCAATAGTCTTAAATTTCATGATTTCTTACACTCCTTTGAATAAAATTTTGTTTAAAGTGGTTTTGACCTGATCACGTTTCGGATCGGTCATGTTCTTCATCGCGGATCTTGCCTCGACGCTCGTTTGAGCGTATGCCGGGAACGGAACCACGCTGATTTCATAGATCTTTTCGATCTTGTTGATTGTTCTCGTGTTCGTTGTGCGGTCATATACGTCGCCACCCTCCGGAACCTTGAACGCGAAACTCATTCCGTCGAGATCTCCTCGTTGTACTGCCGTATAAACTGAGCGAGCCTCCTCCGTGTCTGCCAACACGGCGCGCATTTCAACGCCTTTTTCGGTGAGTGTCAATTGCATTGTTTTCGGTGCGCGTGCGAGTGGAATTTTGCTCAAATCATGGTTATATAACAACCTGGTATCGTTGAGATCCACACCGTCGAGCGCGCCTCGAGAAATGATCTCGGTGTATTCACCTAAAGGATCATTGATTGTCGTCGGTTCATCGAACACGATCGG